CCTACGCAACATTTAAACTACGAACATTAATTTTACCAGTGCCTTTAACTTTAGTATAACTAGATGAAACAACAAGTGGCCTGGTTACACCATATGGTGGAATAAAATAGTTATCAGCTGCATCTGCTGCAGGAGAAATACTATCTCCTCCAAATTTAAACCATACTCCTGATCCAGTAACATCTGCTATTTCTATTATACCACTAACTGCTATTTCGCTAGTACCTGTTAATCCACCACTCATACCACCGACTTGTACTGTAGTACCAGTGCCTTCAAATTGTTGACCTTTTATAGCCATAATATAATCTCCTTTAATTGTTAAAACCTATTTGTCAAGACAAATATTGTCAAGATATTCCTTAATATAAGCACTAGTCTACTGCGTATGCACCAATGCCTGTCATTTCTGCAACAGTTTCTCCTAATATATATGGTGCAGGAACGTCTGTTATTATGCCTTCTACTGCGTTAGCAAAATGAATAGGAACAAATAATTCTAATAATGTTCCAAACTCATTTATATCTCTTTGAGTTACATAATCTTTACCAGTCATTATCTCACTACCTTTACTCATCCAAGGGCTTACTTTGTATTTAATAAATGTTTTTTGTAATTCATTCCAAACATCTATATCAGTATCTCTTCCAGTAAAATTAGAGAATGTAGCGTAGTTATATCTATTCCAAAATCTAAATACAGGCCCCATACCACCAAATATATCTAATCTTAATTTTCCTATAGATATTTTCATAAAATCTTCTTCTTCTGGATCAAATCCAAATGATGCACCAGCCAATACAGCTAATGTAATTATACCAGTCATTGTTGCACCAAATCTAGCCCAAGATTTAGCTATGTATAAACCAAGCTCATCTGTAAATCCTTCTGCTTTTATTCTATCTTTTACTGCTTGATCTTTACTGTATTTAGCTCTACCTATTTTTAATCCAGCATATATTGACCAAAATGGTAACTGAACTCTAGATAATGCAAATCGTGGAGAAAAGAAGAAGAATGAAGCTGTTTGCATAACTGATTCACTTTTACCTAAATTGCCTCTACCACTTGCTAAATTTATAAAGAAAGCTACTTTCTTCAACTCTGCATCTGTAGCATGAGGATTTAATTCATAGTAACCATCAAATGCTGCAGCTCTTAAAAGATTTAAAGTAATTACCATGTTTCTTTCTGATGCACCCATTACTGTTCTAGATACATTACCAACACCTTTTATACCATAAACTTTTTCTAAAGCTCTTGAGTTAAATGCTTCTTCTGATGCAGTTAATCCTGTATCAATAGCACTAAAAAATAATCCTGCTTTTTCTCTAATAAAATGCATTTCATCATTTTCTAAAGTTAACATAATATCTTTAGCTATTTTATCAGTAAATTCTAATCTACCATCTACTATTGAAACACCTATTCCTTTTAAACCACCTTGCACAGCATTTAAATATTCTTTAGGCATAGCAGTTCCTAAAAATAATGCTTGTCTAAATATTACTGATATATCAGCAGTTGCTGCAAATGCACGAGGTAAAGATACATAATCTCCAAAAGTTTCAAAAAGTGTTCTTTCCCTTAACTCATCAATAGCTCTAGTAATTTTTCTTTCAGCAATACGTTGTGCATCTAATAAATCAATTAACTCTTGATCCATTTCTCTTTCTTTTTTAGGTTTCTTAAAAGATTCAAAATCACCTTCTTCTAAAATTCTATTTAACTCATCAAGTCTTTTTCTTATTGTTTCTTTTCTTTTGTTAGCCCATTTAAAATCTTCTAACTGTTTGTAGTATTCTGTTTCTTTTATTTCTTGTCTTACTTCTTGAATACTTTCTCTAAATTTAAATGGATCAGCAACTTGTGCTTTTTTCTTATATAACTTTCCATACATTTCTGGTGGTAACTTACCAGTTAACAAAATAGCTTCTAACTCTGCTAATGTATCTTGTAATCGTTGTTCTCTTTTTGCTTGTTCTTTAGCTTTAGATATATCTGATTTAGGTTTCTTTTCTTTAGGTGTTTTATTTTTTCTATACCATCCTAATATTTCTCTGACTAACTCTTGCAATTCAGCTTCGTTATTTTCTTTTGTTTGTTTTTCTTTTTTATCTTTTTTGTCTTGTTTAATTTTATCTTCTAGTTGTGAAACTCTAGCTCTTAATCTTTGTATTTTTTTATTTTCTTCTGTTCTTACAGGACCTTCTCTATCAGTATCTACTGGTAAAACATCACCTTCTATAATACCTTTTAACAACTCAATACGATCTAATAGTTTAACAGCTTTTTTAGTATTACTAATTATGTCTGAAATTTTATTTATATTATCTACTTTTTTCTTTGATGGTTTTTCTACAGATTTGTAATAACCATCAACTAACATACCTAATTGTGATATAGTTACTAATAATTTATTTGTTTGTATTGGATCAAAATCATCTGCACTTGTAATTTCATTATACATATCATTTAACTGATTTTTAAGTCCTTTAAAATCATCTCTTGTAGGTGGACTACTAGGTTTGCTACCAAACAATTCTTCCATTTTATCTTGTATGGCTTGTAACTTATTAGACTGTCTTGTTATTCTTTCTAATTTTTTTTGTGCTTCAGTTTTAGATATTTTTCGTCTTTGCATATTACCAGCAATTGCATTAAGTATATCGTATTCTGAAGCACTAGGTAGAGCATTTTTAATTTCATCAACTATGTTGTCAATGTTTTCATATCTTTTTAAATTTTTATAAACTAATATTTTTGCTAATTCTCTTATAATTTTAGCTTGTTCTATATTAATGCTAAATGCCTGGCCTTTACCAAAACCTTTTAAATCAAAACCTAATTCTTTAGCTTGTAATCTAATTTCTTTTTCTTTTGATAATAATTTTTTAGCAGCTTTAGTTCCTCTTTTTTTCTTTTCTTTTTCTATAAAAGTTTCTGACTCATCTTTAGTTTCTTTATTTCTTTCTGCTTCAATTTCTTTTTGTTTTTTCTCTACAGCAGCAGTTGCTTTTTTATGTTCAGCAGCTAAATCAGCAGCTTTTTGTGTATCTTCTTTAGATACTTTTGTAGATGTTTTTCTGTTATTTTTTTTAGCTCTTTCCATTCTTCTTAAAATACCAGCAACAGTATTGTTACCATGTAAGGCCATTCTTCTAGCAGCAAGTTGTTGTCCACTTATAGAGCCTGCTAAACCATCTGCTCTTATAATATCTTGTAACTCATTAATTAATGTTTCAGACCTTGCACCAGCATTTATAGTTGTTGGTCTAGTTGCTCTTGATTCTGATATATGTATTTCTTCTATTTGATCAACAAGTTGTGCAGTTCTAACTAAAATAATTGCGTGTTCTATTCCTGTTAATGCTCTTGGCTCTTTATTTATAGATTGAGCAATCTTAAATGCTAATGTAGAATCTCTTTGTAAAAATTTAGCAGCTTCTGCTAACAATGTAGAAAACTTAACTTGTTGTGTTCTTTCTAACTCATCTAAATTATAATGTTCTAATATTCTTTGTATGTCTTGTATTCTTAATTGAAACACTTTTTCATTGTCAAAATCATCATCAAATTTTTCATCTTCATTTAAAATATCTGTGTCTACATTATCTTCATAAAATTCTTGTGATGATTGATATTCATCTTTATCTACAGTAGGCTCATCATCTATAATATTTTCTTCTTCAGCTTCTTCAGCTATATCTTGTGTATTAAGTGTTTCTTCTTCAATTTCTTCTTCAACTTCTTCTACTATAGCATTTGTTTTTTGACCTTCTGTATTTTCTTTTTCTCTTTGCTCGTTACCTTCTCTTATGTTTGTTAGTAACTCATTTATTCTATCATTAGATAAACTAAACTTACCTTTATCAGTATCTACTTCATCAACTATTTCTTGTTTTACTATTTTATCTTTAGTAGAATTTTTAAAATCAACAGATTGTGTTCCATCCCATCCTATCATTGTTTCTACTAAATATTTAGTAGTAAGGCCATGCATACCATTACCTAATACTGCAGCGTTAAGACTTAATCTGTCACTCATTACTTCGCTTAATGACGCATCAAAACCCATAGCTAATAATAATATTTTAGTATTTATTCTTTTAAATAAATAACCAGTTGGTGACATAAATGCATCGTTAGCTTCTTTAATACTACATCCATATTTTTCTGCAAATATTTTTAAAGATTGTTGTCTTGAGTATTTATCCATTAACTTACTTATTTCGTAAGTAGCTGGTATTCCTATTCTGCCTTGATTACTAGCACCATAAAGTTGTCCTTTGTCTTTACCTCTTTTTACAGTCTTTTTAACTTTTCTGCCTACTTTGTCTTTTTCTCCTCTTTTAGAATCTTCAAATTGCCAACCAGCAGTAAGCACTTGACTTGCATAACCTTCTGGTACAAATGTTCCATCTCCTGTACCAATATAAAATAGTTGTTTACTACGAGCATATTTTTCCATATCTCTAGTTTGATCATTTAATAATTTAGCTATTATAACATGAAATTTTCCATAACCTTTTTTACCTGTTCTTATTTCACCAAATTCTTCAACAGGCTCAACTGGTAATTCTTTAATATATGGTGCAAATGCTTTTTTAAAATCTCCCGGACCAGTTTCTTTTGGTAGTGGTGGAAAATCTACAAATGTTCCATCTTCATTTTTAACTCTTGTTGCTCGAACAATAACTCTTTCTCTTTGAGATATACCACCATAATAAGCAGGATCAGTTTTTACTGCTTCTACTTTATAACCAGCTTTAACTAATGCGGGTCGTATAACATCATTCCAATGTGGAGAATCAATATAGCCTGGCACATTTTCTATTGTTAAGTTATTTGGTTTTATAACTTCTATAAACTCTGCAACTTTTTTAGCTATTTCTAATTCTAATTTTGTTGCTGCAGCAAGTTCTTGTGGTGTCATTTTAGATTTTTCAGTTTTAGATAATTTACTAAAAAACTGACAAGGTGGTGAAAAATGCATAAATTCTAAATTTTGATCTAAAAAATCTTTAGGATTCATTTTTGTAATATCACGAGCAGGTAAATCTGTACCAAATATACCATTTGCTAAATTATTAATATCTTCTTCATACTCTACTGCTAACTTCCAATTAATTAATTTATTACTAATCATTGGAAATTCCATAGTTCTTGTTCCTGAAAAGAAAGTAGCGGCATTTACACTTGTTGATAGTTGTTGTTTACCAGCATCAAAATCATCAGGATTATTTTTTACAAATTCATTATGTATTTTTATTAAATTATCTGCTTTAAAATCATCGCTTACAAAATCTAAAGATGCATCCCAATATCTCATTTCTCCTATGTTAATATGAGTTATAACACCTTCTTCAGCAAGTTCTCTAGCGGCTATTGTTCTATGATTACCATCGTAGATAAAAACTTGTCCATCACCCATAACGTGCAAATTAATTCCAAAATCATATTTTTTCTTTTCTCTTAACTCTTCTTTATATTTATCAACTGTTTCTCTAACTTGAGGTTTTAAAGTTATACCATCTTCTTCATATCTAGTAACGTGTTCATTAGCAGCACCTTTTAAACCATCTAACATAGATATAGGTATCATTACTTCACCACTATATAATCTTCCAACTTGTTCTGCACCACCATAATAACCCCAAGATTTTAAACCAAGTCTTTGATTCCAATCACTATGTCTTGGGTCTTCTATGTTATCTTTATACCATTGCATTTGTCTAAATTCTTCTAATGATTCTGCACCAGCAATATCAAATTTAAAAGTTGGTGTAGCTAATTGTGATTTACCTGGTTGATCAGAAACTCTTAATACTTGAGTAGACAAACCACTTGTAGGATATATTCTTCTTTCTATATTTAATGCAGCATCAACTTCATTTTTTGATTTTGGATTATTTTTTATTTCTTGTTCTATTTGTTCAGGTGTAGGAACAAGAGAGTTACCATTTATATCTACAATACTGTCTTTATAATTAGCTCTTTGCGATAACATATGTAATACTGGTTTTTGTCCCAATGTAGAAACAATAGAATATCCATATGTATCATGTTCAGGTGTAGCTATAGCTTCTACTGTTCCTTGCATTTCTATAATAGCATATAAATCTCCTGCAACTTCTCTATTTAATCTATCTTCATAATCTAATTCATTTTTAAGAGTTGGCTCTGTCATCATTTCTGCTAAATGACGTACACCTAATGTAAATAAAGATTTACTATCAATAGGTTTACCAGTTTGTTTGCTTAAAGGAATATCAACAACATTTATACTTTTATAAAACATACGAAGTTCATATTCCAATTTAGGATTACCTTCTGCTATTTCTGCTATTTTTCTAATAACATCTATTGTAAAGTTTTTTCTTCTTTGAAAAGATATTGATTTTTTAGTTACAGGATCAATATATCGACCAGCTAACATTCCTTTAACTTTATTAATATCTCCAGAAACTTGATTTAATTCTGATGATGCTCTAATTAATACATAAGAAAGTTGTTCTTTAGTCATAGATATTTGACCACTATCTATTAAATTTTCAAATAAATTAATAACACCTATTGCTCCATTAGAACTAGAAAATAATTTTTCTCTACCACCATTAGTAAGTCCCATTAAAACTTTACCTTGACCTTCTGCTGATTGATTAAGTAATTTTACTAATTCATTTGCACCAGCTTCAGTAGCAGCCCAAAAATATCCTTGTTTCATATATTTAATTGGATAATAAACACCACCTTGACCTTTAATTAATAAAACATCATCTCTGTATATATTTCCAGAAAACATACTGTCTGGAGAATGTAATATAATTTTTTGACCTGCAAAATCAGATGGTTTTTTATCTGTTGTTAAATGACCTTCTTTTATATGTTTAAGAAAATCATCAACATCATAATAATAATACAAATTTGTAAGTGGGTCATAGTATGATAATTGAAATTTATCGTTACCTTCTTGAGTTGATTCTTCTGATAATTCAAGATCAGTTTTTTCCTGGCCTAGTTGGTCTAGCAACGCAACATCACTTTCTAATATAGCTTCACCTCTTGATGTTTTAGCACCTATTACTTGTAACATTTTAAGAGCAGTTTCATTATCTTTAAGAGATGGTAACCAGTTTCCAAATATTTTTCTTAACCATGCTTTAATTTTGTTTTGTGTTCTTGGTATAAGATTTTCAAAACTATCAACCATAATAGAAACTAATTCTGCTAAACCTTCTTCATCTAAATCTTTTATTTGATTTGCATCTCTATATTGTTGTTGAAATGCTTTTATTCTTATAACAACTGATTCATCTAAAGAATTGAAATCAATCATGTCATTTAAAATTCTGTTTGCTACATATCTAATTCTTGCATCTGTTTTTAATCGTTGATGAAATATAGCATGAGTAATTTCGTGTGCTAGAGTACCCATTGTTGCACTATCAGGGTTTAACCATATAGTGTCTTTCATGTTATAGTAACCTCTACCAGTACGTCTTGTTATTCTTTGGAAATCTCTAGCATCTTTTGCATATTTAATTTTTACATTAGGTGCTAATACACTTAATGCTTTTCTTCCTTTTTGTAACATTTTGTTAAGAAATTTTTGTCTTCTATTTTCTTTTCTTCTTTTATCAACATCTTCAACATCTTGTTCTTGTTCATCTGCTCGTTCTTCTGCTCTAGCTTTTTCTACTGCTCTTCTTAATCTAACTTTATATTCAGAAGTTCTTTTATCTCCTTCTACTTCTACTCCTAATCTTTCAGCTTCTGATTTAACTACAGAAAAATCATCTAATAAATCATCTTCTACATCTGCTGTTTCTGTTCGTTGTTCTCCTTTTTTTAATGTTCCATGTAAGTCTAATATTTTTTGTATTGCTGCTTTTCTTCTATCAACTAATGTATCAGCTTGTAAATTACCAGTGCTTTCTAACTCTGTATCAAAAAATCCTGCTTTGATTTTATTTATTAATTCATTCACTTCTGATGGAAAATCATATTTATCTATAATTTGATTTATTGTTTCTTGTGTGCTTCTTGTTTCTTGTGTGTTAGCATCACCCTTTTTGCCTGGTAAATTTAATATAGTCTGTTTTAGAATTTCATTATTATGTTGTTTTCTTGCACTTTCATCTCCATAAACAGCTCTTACAAAAACATCAGAATTTTGTGGTGACATTTCTTTTAATTGAGCTTCAGTAAAAATAATAGCTAATCTTTCAAAATCTCTGTCAGATAATGTATTTCCATTATTAGAAGCAATACCCAGTGCTTTATTTACATACTGTTCTCTTAATCTATTTCTTCTACCAGCTTCTTTAACTGCTGATATTTCTGATACTTCAAATATTTCTTTTACTAATGCTTTAGTAGCACGTTCACTTGCTCTTGCACGACCTAATCTTATAGCATATTGTTTAGCTTCTTTTTCATTTAAACCAAAATCATTCATTAACATTTCTTGTTTATCAAGAATCCATTGTTTAGTTTGTCCAAAATATCTACTATAAGTTGATTTAGCACCACCTACTAAACCCATACCTACAGTCATTTTTAATGCACCATCTACAGCATCTGAAACACCTCTAGCCCAATATATACTTTCTGGTAATCCTAAATTGTATTTATCATTTAATGCTTTGTTATTTTTATTTGTAAAAAGATTAGATGCAATTTGTTGTAAAGATTCTTCACCTACATTTTCAATAGCAGAATATCCTTGTGCTTTAAAAAATGCTCTTACGCTATTAAGCATAGGCCTTGACATTTTTTTAGTTGCGTATTTTGTACCAATATTGGTTTTTAATAATGTTAATACCTGTGCATATTCTATCATACCAGAAACAACACCATAAGCAAAAGCTGATTGTGCGATAGTTTCTGCTTTGTCAGCTATTTCTGGAGTCCATTCATCTGCTGAATAATAATCTTTTAAACCAGCTTCTTTTCTTTTTTCTTCTTCAAAATCTGATCCTTCTCTAATCATCATGTATGGCATAGCAACGTAAAATGGTAACGTTGCACCTACAGTTAAAACATCAGCGTTTGATGCAAGAGTAGCAGCAACTTCTTTTAAATATCCACCAACACCACCAGTTTTGCTATCAAAAGTTTGTAATTCATACATATTAAATTTAGCGTTATCAGTTAATAAATTAAAACCACCGGGAATGTTATATTCTAATCTATCTAAAAAATCAGTGGCTATACTAGTTGGTGTTTCTTCTTCTCTGTTGTATTTTTTGTTTGTTATTTGATAAATTTGTTTAGCTAGAGAAACATCTGGTGTATTAAATATACTTTTTTTGTTAGGATTTACTGCTCTTACACTTTGTGTTCCAATAAATTCTAATACTTTTTCTACTCCATTTACAAATACAGCACCAGTTCCTACTAAAGCTTCTCCTGTTGTAAAATCTTGTTTGTCATATTTTTCTCTATGTTGATTATCTAAATCTTTTTTTAAATATCCAAAATCAAGGTCTTGATCTTCTGGAACATCATAAAACTTTCGTAACATAGTATCTACTTCAGTATCATTTAGTTCTCTTCCATTTTTTTCTAAAAAAGGTCTTCCATATAATGATCTAAAAGTGTTACGAGTTTTAACTCTATTCATAATATCTTTTCCATCATTACCTTGCCAAAACTCTCTATCTTTAGAATTAACAACTTGTGCTAATGGATTAAAAGCTAATATTTCTTGTGGGGTATTATAAAAATCTTTATAAGAGCCAAAATTTGTATTTATATTTTGGTTTACTGTTTGATTTAATTGTTTTACATCAACTGCTGCTGATAATTTTTCGGGATTAATATTCATCGATTATAAATTCACCTGCTTTTAGTAATTCATCTAAACTGTTAAATGCTTTATCTTCATAAGAAATTTTTGGTGTTTGAATATATCTGTTAGCTGATCTAACACCTAATGATTCTTTCATAATGTAATCACCAGTATAATTCCAATAGTCTGAAAAAGTATTATCTAAATATTTATTCATAACCATTAAATTATGTTTACTTTTAAATAGATTGCCATTTTTATCAAAAATTAATCTATTACTTATATTTACATTTTTAAAAGTTGGATTATTTTTTATATAAGATTCTGAATTATTCATAAAATCTTCTATAGTAATTTTTTCTTTATCTAACAATCCTTGTAATGTATCTTCGTTATATTCAAGATCAGTTTTTAATTTTGATGATACAGCTGTAGGTACATTTAACATACTACTTGAAAATTTATCTATTGGCATATTATTAGAAGCGTTATCATAAGTAGACCATGTAAGTTGCCATAACCATCGTGTATCTTGTTTATATCTATTATTTCTACCCGGTCCAAAAGGATTATCATTTGATGCAAATGCTTGAAATGTTTCGCCTTGCTTCATACTATTTGCAATGTAATCTAAATAATAATATTGAATATCAGATGGTAAACCACTATTCATAATTTCTTTAACAAGATTATCAGTCATTTTTTGTAAATCTTTGTTTTTGTATTTATATTGATTATTACCTTCTGTAGGCATATAATATTCTTTTAACAATTTATTCATTCCATCTTGTAATTCATTTAATTCTATATTAGGTCCAGCAACATTTATTGTATTCATTTCACTATCTTCATCAGCAACAAATTTTGCAATTCGTGTATTCATTGCACGATTATACATTGTAACTAATGATTTTTTAAGATTTTCATCACCACCAAGATTTAACCTTTCTATATCATCTAATGTAAATACACCATAAATACTAGTATCTCCTGTACCCATAGCTATTTCATTTATTCGATCTACTGCAAATTTATAATTATCAGCTTTAATAGTTTTAAGAAATTCATCAACTTGACCAAAAACATTTGATAAAACTGCTCTTTTTATTTCTAATGGTAAAGCTTTATATATTTCATTATCTTGCATTTCTGCTACTTGAAGTTGATTAGTCCAGGATTCTAACATTCCAGTTTCTTTATTAATATGTCCTTTTTCAAAATATGCAACTGAAGCATCATTTAAAATAGTATTATAAGTTTCATCATCAATACCTTGATCAAATCTTAACTCATCTAACATAGCCTTACCACTAGCATAATCACCACTAATAATCATATTAGTAGCAGTGGTTTTAAGTGTATTTATTTTATTTTTAGTTTGAAATTCTATTTCAGCAATTGCTTGTTCAGACCTAATATTATCAAATTCTATTTCAGCTTCTCTATCTAATTCTGATTTAATTCTTTTAGAGTATTTTTTTTCTGATAATCTTTGTTTAAATTTTTCTATTTCTGGCTCAATATAATCAGCTTGAAAATCATAAGGTTTACCTTGTGTTTGATCTCTAAACTTTATACCACCTTGTACTAAATTTAATTTAAAATCTCTAACTTCATTTCCAAAATCTGCCATTGCAGCTTCATCTACTAAAGATTCATAATTTGTAATAGCTTGTGCAACACCCTTTGTTAAATTTTCCATGCCTTGTATTTCTACATTAGCAGTTCTAGCTAATGCTGCTGATTCACTGGATAAATCTAACATTATGCCTTGTGGTGTTTCTGCACTTACTCTCGTTTGTTGTTTATATAATGGTATCTCTGGCATTATTAATCCTCTGTCATTCTAAATCCTGTTTGATCATACGCTGTAGTAAAGGGTTGATTAAAAGTAGTTCTTCCAAATCTTCTACCTATTGTTGATATTCCACTTCTTCCACCACTAGAGCTTGATTTTAAGAAACTCCAATTATCTCCATCAGACCCAACAAATCCACCAGCAAGTGTTCCAATAGCAGAATACATACCTGCTCTTCTTTGTGCTGATGCTTCCATTCTTCCAGAGTATAATGCACTTTCTCCTTTAAATGTATACATATCAGCTTGTTGTAAATCTTGTTTTTGTTTTATTAAACTATTTCTTCTTGCATTATTCATATCATATTGCATTCTTTTTAACTGATCTAATTGAACTAGTAATGGTGAGCCAGAATCAATACTTGCACCAGTTTTAGCAAATGCTACTTTTTGTGTTGCTGCAACTTCTCTTTGAACACGACCTAATAATCTTCTTTCTTCTCTTCCAGCCATTTCTGTTGCTCTTGCTTTTTCTTTAAAAATTTTAGCATTGTAATCAAACTCTTGTTTTCTTAATCTAGCTTGCTGCATAGTGGTTTTAGCTGCAGCTCTAGAAGATAAAATACCACCTAATGCTTGTACAACTGTTGCTGGACCTATCACTTACCGACTCCTTCTATATCTAATATCATACCTAATACTGTACATGGTTGTGGCTCATCTTGAACTACATATACAGTTTGTAAATATTCATTTGCATTGCTTAAATAACATGGAACATCTTCACTATTCAATGAAGAAGCACTAACAAACTCAACTTCATTTAAATCTGCAGCAGTTTCTGTTTGTCCTACTTTAGCAGATAACGTATCTTTAAATCTTATTAATGCTTGTGACACTGCTATTTTACTACCTCTTGTTGAGCCACTTCTAAATTCTAATCCAGCATATAATGGTGCAAGTGTTGATGTGTATGCCTGGCCTACTACTACTGTATATGTAGCATCACTTACTGTAGCACCACTAGCATCTTTTATAGAAGTTAAATTTAATGAGCCATCAGACCCAACTGTATATGTACCTGTTTGTAATACACCATTAACTTTTACTTTTACTGTGTCACTAGCAAATTGATCTAAATCTCCTGCTGAAAAACTAGCAGCACCACTAGAAAATGCTTTACTAGCAGTTGTATAATTATCTAATCCAAAATATTCTGTAGTATATGTTGTACCCCAATTACGAGCATCCATTTTTACATAACATCTTTCATCATCAGCTTTCTTTAACATTACATATACACAATCTTCTCCAGTAGCTGTAGGTAATACCGATACTGATTCAGCAGTTGCACCTGTAAACGTATGTCTATGCCAACCAAATGTTTTTGTTTCTTTTTCATATGTAAGACCAATAAGTTGGCCATCATTTCTAACCATCCATATAATTGTTTCTGGTTGTGTTTGTACTGCCATTTGAAGTATGCCACCTTCTGTAGCCTGGTCTGCAAATGAAGCTAGGTCTGCTGCTAAAAATACACCTCTAGTATTTTCATCTAACCATTCTCTTAATTTTGTACTTTGTCTCATAAAAAATAACACAGATGCGTTTACTAACACACCTTGTAATTTATTAGACCCATAATTACTTTTTCTTTTTATATTTAATTGTGTTGGTGTAACTGCTAACTGATCAGACCCAGACCCTAATGTCCATTCGTTTGAACTTGTACCAATAACTAAACTAGATGATGGACACAACCATCTTATTTCATCTATTGTATTAGAATTTATTGTAAGACGCATAGATGCATTAGCTTCTACACCTGTTTGAAAATTATCTAAATCATTAGTTCTACTTAACCATATAGTATTAGGATTAGTATCTGTACCACCAAAACATAATCTGCTTTCATATATAGCTATTGAATGTGGATATCCTCTATGATCTGAATATGCACCTTCTTGATAGTTTTGTGTTTCTGGAAATCGTTGTACCCAAAATCCTTGAGCTAACCATGTGCTAAATGCTGTAGTATCTGAATTATGTTTAGCAGTTGCTTGATAATATACAGCACCACCTTGAAATCCAAACTCAATTATCATACCATTACTTTGAACACCATATAATTTTTCTGTTGTAGAATTATATCCAGTTCCTTTCATTTCTGATGCAACTGTTTGTCCTATTGACACAGAAACACCTAAATCTCCCATAGTTGTATCATATGTATCCCATCTATCATCATTATCATTCAAAGCATATAATTTACCTTGAATAGCTGTCCAATCTGCAAAATCTTTTGGATCATTTGTACCACTAACAATTGCTGGACAACTACCATTACCAGTTGATTGATTACAAAAAGTTTGATGATCTTTAGAAGCAACTTCAGTTCCTGATGTATTAATTTTGTGTGTTCTTGTAATTCCAGAATATAAAGCTGATCCCGAACTTGCGTGCATTTGATTTCTTAATCTTGTTGCATAAAAAAATGACCCATCAAATCCTAAACCAAATGTATCTCTAGTTCCTTCTGATGCTCGTCTAAAAGCTGCCGCAGTCCATGTATTACTATAAAATGTAGATTGATACACACCTGATGTATTGTATTTATATATATGACTTTGCCATTTATAATTAGCAGAAGTTCCTCTATCTCTTTTTCCCCATATATATAACTCACTATTATAATATGCTATATCTGTAACAAAATCTAAATTCGTTCCTGATAAAGTTACATTTGCAGAGTAACTATATGCTAATGATGATGTGCCTTCGTTTGCTATAGTATAACTATATACTTTTTGTGTTCCACTACCATCAGAGCTTGCAGTTACTAACACCCATAATTTAGAATCAGCATAAGCCATACCTTGAACTGTATAATTATCACTTAATGCATTACCACTTTCATCATTCAATTGTATAAACTCATTAGTAGCACCTACATCAGTTACTGTTAATACACCACCAAAAGTAACTTTAGCACCTTTTGCATATTCTGTAGAATTAGCCCAAGTTGTACCATAATCTGTTATTGTATACGCTAATGGTGTTTCTAATGTTGCTGTTGCTACTGTATCTGATGTTCTACCAGTTATTAAACATACACCATATAAATATGGGTCAACTACATTTAGTTCAAAACTAAATTTTCTATAAGCATCAAATCCACTAGACGTTTCATCTGGTTGTGTATATTGAACTTTTAACAAAGCACCTGCTGGCTCTGGCTCTGTGCTAGAAAAAGTAAAGTTTTTATTAGTTTCACTATGAGAATCAAGATCAGTATCAGCCAATAAATCACCAGATGTATCTGCTAATGTAAAATATTCTTCGTATGTATCACCACCATCTAATGATCTTAAAATAATTACTCTACCTCTCCAAACACCTTTTGTTTCAATAGACCAATTAGAAAAACCAACATTAACAGAAGATGATACAAAGTAATCATTAGGTGTAGAGTTAACTTCTGCTAACCTTGAGTTTTGACTATCTCTTAACTGTTTAATTAAAAATTTACTACCAATATGTTCTGTAGTAAACTGATTGTTATTTGCAGTTATTGTTATTGTACTACCTTTAGTTGCACTGCCAGTTATAGAGAATGTTTTATCAGCGTCTTCATCTAATAATGGTGGAAATTTAAAATCTAACAATTCTAACGTCCAACTTGTATCAGCAAGTCTAGATAACTTTCTTACTGCATGATTTGGATGTGTTATAAATACAACATCAGCAGATTGTGTTATTTTTAAATCGTATAATTCTGCTGTTAAATATGGTGAAGCAAGACTAGCTTTTGAAGTACCATCACTATATATATTTAATGCTTCATTAGAAAAAATTAAATTATATGTATTAGAATTATTAAAAACAAATGGATACATAATATTAGTAGTAGAGCCAAAAGATTGTAAATATTTTGTTCCTGGCCTACGTTCAGCACCACCAGTTTGCATAGGAATAAAGTTTTCCATTTTAAGACAAGCAGAATCATATAACTCTTGATCATATCTTGCATAAGTAGATGGAGATACTTCTCCATTATTAAATGCATTTATAGATTTTTTTGCCACTATATCTCCTATTCAAATGTACCATAAGAAGATAGTTCAAAAGGAGGATAAGATGTAACTGATGAGCTTGCAGATGTGTATGTTGCTTCTAACCACTCACTATCTAATGTTGGTGTTTCGTTTCTTTCAAATCCATTTATTCTTCTAGCTTCTGGTAATACTATTTGTTGAAAATCTTGTAATAATAAAACTGCAAGGTCTTTATCTCCAGTAACAGGCATTGCTAATTTATAGGCCAAGTAAGATGTAAATGCATTACCAAATAAAGGATCAAAATCTGTTGTATCTGGTATAGCTTCATAACACATATATATTGGTGTAAAATCTGTAAGTATAGAATTACCTTCTCTTTTCCATGCAAAATTTGGTTTAGCATATCTATAAGAAGAAGATGTATCTGTTAAATAAACTGATCGTTGTGCATCTGATGGTATTCTAAAAGAATAATCATATTCAAAATCAGGTGCTACTATAGAAATAGTTAATCCAAAACCAGAAGCTGCTGAACTGCCACCAGCATAATCTCCATTAGGACTATAGTTAGTATTTTCTAAAGTTGATGTAGTAGTGCTACTACCTAATCCTAAACTTACTTGCCAAACCTTTGCACCTGCTCCTGTAACTGCTCTTTCTACTTTTGCATATCCTTCTGCTGTTGCAGTAGTTTCTGTGCTTGTGTAAATAGGAAAACCATTGCTATCAGTAGATGATGCAGTAAGATCACCATTAAAAGCACCATCGCCTTGTAGGTTACTTCCTGTTGTTATGTTAATTTTAAATGCACCTAACTGTACTCTTTTTTTACAACAATTCCAGGTGTGCATTCTTGTTAGTTCTTCTAGTGTAGGGTCATAATGCAATCTTGCTTGTACACCAGCAACTGTAGAATCATTATCAAAATCTGTTATTTGTAATCTATCGTTCCCTAATTTTGATAGTGCTAAATTTGTAGCTATAGTTTTACTTGCGTAAGACATTTTTTCTCCGAAAGGTTAAGGGAGGTTTTACCCTCCCATTATGTAGCGTTACTCGTTAGTAACAATTATTGCGAAACCCTTTAAAGAGTAAGTCGCATCACTAGTCCAAGTAGTACCTGAAGTAGAGCCGAATATTTGCTTTCCACCAACATCTGTCAAAGGAGTCAGATGTACATTAGCCGCTGTAGAAGCAGTTAATGCAAGGTTAGCAACAATATCAGTTCCACCAGAAGTAGTACCCAAGTCTAGTTGTCTTGAACTTCCGATTGCACCAGTAGAAAGAACTACTGCAACTAATGTTGCTGTTTGAGGTAAAACTTCAGAAAATACCATTGCAGTATCTGCTGTTACAGATGCTATTTCAATTGGTATAATTTGAGCGTTTCCTCTATAAACATTCTTTTCTTGGATGCCATTAGCGAGTGCCGCAACTGCTGTTGAATTTGCCATCTAATTATCCTCCACTTATGAATCTTGACAAGGTAACACAACTACTTTTTCTTCTTCCATTCTAACAGCACCAAACTCTGCTTTCATGTAAGCGTAATAGTTGAACGATTTATCAGCTCTTTCACTAATTTTTGAAGTTAGATCAGGGTTGATTTCCAATAATCCTGCGTCAGGCATAAATGCATAACATAGGCGAGTGCTATCTGTAGAAGCAGATTTCCACTTACCAACGCCTGTATCAATGCTTGCATCGTCTAACTCGAAGTATGCTTCTAATGTTTCTGAAGTAGAAGTGTAACTTGCTTCAAGTGTTTCGATTTCAGCAGGTGTTCTATTTATGAATGGAACAATGTTACTGATGCAGAATTTTGCACCCATGTAGTCATAAATAGTTCCGACTTGTGAATCTAATGGTCTAGAAGCAGTGTAATCAAAGTTGATGAAGTTATCATCTTTCATCATG